GTAGAGAAGTTACAATGGGTAATAGCTCACCTTAACTTTTTGACACCCAGTCATTGGGTGTCGTTATATGATGTGAGGCGAGGACGAGTCCCGAAAGGTGACTAAGTTAATTAATGTAGGCGATTGCGTAACAAAACTACGCCAACAAGAGTCTCCTTATTAGTTAATTGGATGAGGGTGTTCAACCATATGGAAATAATACATATTATAGCCATAGAGGAAGACACGATGAGGGGCGCAGGGAGAAACAGTTATACACAGAGACACTCATGTTCTGCGTCGGTAGCCGAGAAAAATAACCCCATGGGATTAATTTCCCATGGGGTTTATCTTTCTTTTTTTTATTCAAATATCCCTGGAACAATCATATAATTAAGATTTAGAGAGGTATAAGTCATGGATAACAAAGAAAAATTTGTATTAGTTGAAAGACTTTACCCGCAAATCGAAGAAGCTTTAAGCGAGCAGAGAAACATCAGAGCACTTCTTACTGGCGTACAAAAGTATGCCGATAAGCACTCTGAAATTCTGCTTACTACAGATATGTCCCAGCGTTTAATCTTTGCTGATACTGATAAAAAGGTAATCTTTAATGCAACTGGCATCTCGGAAGTTGAAGTAAAGAAAGCTGTAAGTGACGCTCCTTTGATTCCTGATAACTGGAAGAAGGCAACTAATCCATTCTACATGCTCATGCTGTTAACTATTCACTACTTCTCTAAGAAGGGTGATGCCAAGAGCATGTCGTACGCAGATGCCCTCACAGTTTATCTTGGGTACTTACTATACACAACTAATCATAAAGCATTCTTCCCATACTGCCCTAACAAGCAGATTATGGACTATACAATCAATAATCTTAATAATAGATACCTACTTAAGAAACTTGGTACTATCCATGGTGTAATCGAGCATACTGTCTTTGAGGCAATGCATGGACGATTCAGTATGGAAATCCGTAGAGGACAAGATGACGACTTCAGTCAGATTATTTCCTCTTTGGATGCTCGTATCAGTTCTTTCGTAAAGTACATTGCAGACGAGTTTTATGAGAACCGCAAAAACGGTAAATATTTATTCCATGAGGATGAAGATACATCCGAGGAAAATTTCCATTTATCAGATAATATCTCTTTCAAGATAGATAGAGTAGTCCAAAATGTCACATCTGAAATTGTGTCTAAAGGCTTTGACCAGAATAATGTAATCAAACGTTCGATTGCACTTAACCCTGGTGTATCTGAAAAGAAACTGGATGCAATGCTTCGGACTATTATTGAGATGGATATTCCCAATATTCCTATAATGATAAGTCATATCTTGACTCTATTCATTTACAAGGGCAACTCGAATACTATCGAGGATGTCAAAACTATGAAATTCATTTCCGAAAGCATGCAGGTCTATAAGAGCAATGCTCAAGACCCTGTTACCTATAAGGTTAAAGACATTCTTCTCCACTGGATTGATCTGACTTCCGATAAATACGGAAGAAACTTTATCAGCCGTGGTAAGACTTCGTTGGATAACTATCGTAAGGCAATTTATACATGCTTCGTATTTGAAATTTTCCAATGTTGTAAATAACACACCCAACACACGGAGTAGCACAGATCTACAATAAGTGAGGTGTTTCTATATGCAAGTATTAAAATGTGATTTACCTAAGACACTCGAGGAACTCGAGATTTCACTCTTTGCTGATGAACATATCGGTGATCCTGCCTGTGACTTAGATCATCTCAAAGCGAGAATAGAATACGTCAGAACCCATGACAATGTATATGCCGTTCTCAATGGAGACATTATTAATAATGCTACTAAAACCTCGGTAAGCGATACTTATTCTGAAACCCTGAATCCTCAGGGACAGATTGATCTGGCTACTGAATTATTTATGCCTATCAAGCATAAGATTCTCTTTAGTAATGGTGGTAACCATGAAGCACGTACCTATAAGAAAGAAGGCATTGACCCTGGTTATGTCATTGCCAACAATCTTGGTCTTGGTGCTAAGTATTCACCTGTAGCTACACTGCTCTTTATCCGCTTTGGAACCAATGATCGTAATCGTAAACATCTGTATACGGTTTATGCTACTCATGGTTCTGGTGGCGGTCGTAAAGAAGGTGCAAAGATTATTCGTCTTTGTGATTTGGCTGCTATTGTGGATGCCGATGTTTACATCCATTCTCATACACATTTGCCTATTATTACCAAGGAAGATTTCTATAGAGTCTCATTCAGCAATAGCTCAGTTGCACCTGTAACTAAGCTGTTTGTCAATACATCTGCCAACCTCAGTTATGGTGGATATGGTGAGACTATGGGTTGTAAACCTGCTTCCAAGGATAGACCTAGAGTTTTTCTTAATGGAAAAGTAAAGGACGCTAAGGCAATGCTGTAATCATACATTGGAGGAAACCAATGATATACACAACCTATTTTGCTAATGTGAAAAATCTCCCATCTGATGTAGTTCCGATATCTATTTGTCTGAATGCACCTGATGGATGGGATGGAATCCAATACAAAAAACTTGCTCCTAAACCTGGATTTTTTATGGCGTGGAAACGCGATCACGATAACAATTTCTATGTAAAGCATTTCAAATCTGAAGTGCTCGAACCTTTGGATCCAGAGATTGTCGTTGGGGAGCTTCGCCATATATCTAAATCCATGAATATTGCACTAGTCTGCTATGAACGTTCGGGCTTTTGTCACAGACACATTGTGGCAGAATGGCTCAACAATGCAGGCTTTGAGTGCCAAGAGTTCCGAAGGAGGTGATTCCAATGGCAAGTTATGATGAAATTCTTAAGACTGAGTATTCGGAGAGATTCGATGATCTCAGAAAGAAGGCTATGGTGACATCTTTCTATAAATACGGAAAGGCTAGTATCAACTATAAGCAAAACTATATCGATGCTATTGAGTCACTCAAGCTTCGACTTCAGAAATATGAAGAAACCGGAAATACTGAATTCCTTGTTGATGTGGCTAATTTTGCTATGTTGGAATTTATGTTTCCGAAGAATCCTAAAGCACATTACCAAGCATCGGATTCGGACCAGTCACCAGGAATTGTTGGCATGGGAATAAATGAAATCCGAGAATTCGATAACAACAACTGATAAATAGAGGTAGTAAATATGGCTACAATCCGAGAAAAACGAACTAAAATCACAAAGTTCTTAGTTGATCTCTACAATCAGTTAGACCCTAGCAAGAAGAATTCCGATAATTTCCTTGCTAAGACTGCTGCAATGAGCGACGCTCAGTTCATCGCATACTTCACTACTCTTGTTAATGATCCCAAGAAACATCTGTATCTTGAGCTAGAGGCTTTCGTTAATGAGCCTTCTTACGAGATGGTTGAAGACGCGGCAAATAACATTGTTGGCGATAAGTACTGCCATCTATTCGATTATATTGCATTCCCGCACATATCTGATGATCCTGAGCATCCTGTAGTCTCTGTTAATAAGATCTATAACGGTTACATTAACATGCGTAGAGTTCAACAGGTAGTTAATCATAAAACTCACATTCCGACCAATGTCGAAAAGCGAGATCCTAAAACAGGTCAGGTTTCTATGGAATCTAAAGCGGCTCGTATTTCAGATGTCGAGCAGTACGCTTTGATCTGTCAGGGATCTAAAAACATTCTGAAAGAGATGTTTGGTCCTAGAGGTGGCGACCCTGTGATGCGTACAGAGATGGAACATCAAATCGCTACCACTGGATCTGTTTCTCTTGAAGATCTCACAGACAATAAAATGAACAAGACAAGTCTTAATACTGCAAATGTATACTTTACGGCTGCCGGTCTTGAGACTGACCTTGTCACTAAGAACGGTATTCTTCCCAGAACGATCAATGATCAGTATGAGAAAGCTCGTACGCTTGACCGTAAGGAAGGACGTTCATAAGGAGGAACAACCATGCAAGACAATAAGAAACCTACAACTCTTGATGAGCTCAATAAAGCCCGTATGGCTGAGTTTGAGGCTTCCCTTGCAAAAGGTGAGCTGTCTTCTATGACCGAGTGTGCGTACGGTAAATCCATCGGTGATCACGAACTCGCTCAGAAGACTGACGTCAAGAAACCTGAATAAAATAATTAGAGAGTATAGGAGAAATCCTATACTCTCATTTTTTTGGGTTTTGGAAGGTATAGATTATACATTATAATTGTGAAAGGATCAGTGAATCACTGATAAATTTTGATGTCATATAAGAGAAAGGAAATTAGAAATCATGACACAAACACAGTTCAACAAATGGTGCAAATTCTTTATCACCACAATCGCAGTTCTTCTCGTAGTACTTGTCGCATTATTAATCGTGCTCATTGTGGTTAAGAACACCACTCCTGACACACATGAGATCCCCGACTATACCAGTGATATAACTGATTCGGACGAACCTCAAAGATCTACTACTCCCGATACAACAACGAAACCCGACACCACTATCCCCGATACTACAACACCTACTCCCACACTTAGCGAACAACTCGACGCAAAGTATGCAGCAGTATATGAATGGCAGAAATGGTACGATGATCAGGACTTCGGTTCTGAGCAGATGCTTTATCTCTATGAATGCTGCCAGACTTATGATATTCCCATGGAATTCATGCTTGCTCTCATCGCAACAGAAAGCTCTTTCAGATCTGGTGCACAGGCAAGTACTAGTAGTGCAACTGGTTACTGCCAGGTAACTAAGGGTACTGCTGAATGGGTATATGAGGATCTTCTCCGTCGTGGTACATATGATATTGATAACCATAGAGAGCTTATGAAAAACTGGAAGCTCAATATGGATATCTCTACAAAGCTGGTATCTTGGCTCTATAATAGATGGGGCTCTTATGAGATGGCAGCTCAGCGTTACTATGGTTCTACTGACAGTGCTGCAAATGCGGCATATGCTGATAGAATAGATGCTCGTATGACTGAATTGTTTGGAATGACAATCGCAGACATCGAGAAATAATTATCGAAAGGAAAAAGCAATGAATGACAAAAGTTTACTAAGTCGTTATCATCAAGGTGATGTCTATATCATTAAAGACAAGAAACCAACACCAGGTACAACCGGTGAGCACCCATACTTAGTTATATCTAATGACGGTGCCGAAGTTATCTACACTGTCCCGATCTCGTCAGCTTATACAGACTATCTACCAATCCACAGTCGTGACAAAGAAGGAAATGTTTGTTACACTTATTTGAACCCGTTCAAAATGTATCCCATCACATGTTCACAGATGGACGCTCATGCAGTATTTGCATATCGAGTATCTCCCGAGTATCTTGATCTTGTTATTGAATTATTTATGAGTCGCATAATCAGAGATGATAAAGCGATGGACAAGATGACAGCATACCGAAACGAGTTCTTTAAGAAGTACAGCAATATTCCTACATATCACGAGTCTGTTAGAAAGACCAGGGAGTCTAAGGGTGTGCTGATAATCAATCAGAAAGACGAACCTAAGAAAGAAACAAAACCTATCACAACATCAGCTAATGATATAGCTAAACGAATCAAGGATAAGTACAAAGCCGGTAAAGCAATTCGCTTTATTAGAAGTACTACTCCGAAAGAAGATGTCTTGAAAGATTCTATGTTTAACGGCGTAGATGTCGATTCGTTATTCCATAAGAAAATCGATAGCTACACAATGCCTGAGATATTTGCATTTGTTTCATGTGTAAGTCAACATGGAATTCAAAAGACAGCAGAAGTATTCAATATACATCCGACCACTGTTTCTAACAGATATCGTAATATCGGAACAATGTTGAATCAAACAAAATAACGAGAGGTGGGGGAAAACCCACCTCTCAATCTTTATTTTTTTTGTTTAAATTGACTCCGTTAGCAAGGCATGAAATGTCAACGTATAATGAACATAGACATTGGAAAACAGTCAAGATTGGTGAAGCATTTGATCACACGTATTCCGTAAATGCTCACATTGGTGGATTACTCCATCTTTGATCAATATTGAACAAGGAAAGTTTGCTTATGAAGATATAACTGGATTATCCATATTAAAAGACTGGGGATATAGTTCATACACCGCAATTGGTGAATATCTACTCCAGAATCCGAACATCAAAAAGAAATAAATAGGATAGCTGGAATTAATTGGGCTGGATCCAGTTATACATATCAGGGACACTGGGTCGGTGAACGAACTGGTGCAGGTGATTAACTCCAAGATGGTTATCCTCTGCTGGAAATACCTGGTTGAATAACTTAATTTGCTTAATACGAGATACAGGAGATTTCAATAATGATATGACAACTAGTTCGTATGGACTCCAAGTAGTGCATATCTGCCACCATATACTCAATCATTTAGCGATGATATGTTTGTAATATATGATTATTATGTAGGTATGGGTTGGATCTGCTATTATCAGTATGACGACTCCATATTTTCAAAATGATAAAGAATGTAAAATAACAAATAAAATTCATGTTTATGGTCAAGCTATGAATAAGAATATGACTTCGTAAAGTGCAAGTGGTGAAATCTACTCCAGTTTATTTACTTGAATCTACGGATCCAACAGATTATAACTGGCTTATAATCTATTTAGCTGGAACTAGAACATTGAGACATCCTGGAATTAGCATAAATGGTACGCACTTACTCCACGAAATGAATCAACCAGCACATATAGTCTAGATCAGATAATGTCTATTTACAACAATGGCACATGTCTATCATATAATCCATCATCTAAACTAGTTGGTGAATTACTCCATGGATGAGTAATATAGATGACTGGGTAATACAAAATATTAAGCACTGGTATAGTCAATTCATATTCTTAATCGGTTCTAATGGTAATATTGTTGAAAATATATTGCCTTATGATACTGCCCGTGTTTGCTTACTCCGTGGAATGGAGCAATAACTGAGTGGGTCAGTCAGAATATTCGTAGCTGGTATAGCCAAATACCGGTATATATTGAGAAAAGTGGAAAGAGTGGAGAATCTGCACCTAATGAAAAGTATGGTGCTACTCCAGGTGCTAGAACCTATAACTATGATATACAAGATGGGAGATGTGTTATGATTGCATGGTCCGGAATTAGTACAGATGAGTGGTTTGAATGGCAGGTATATCATGGTATCTTTAGTCTGTAATATTAGATCTTCTTCGATTTTAATGACCCAGAAACAATTTTATATTGGGATATACATTATAAGTATGACCAAGCTAAAAATAACTCAAGGGAGGAATAACAATGGGACGTGATGTAAATCACATGTTAATGTTTTCCGGCACGGACTATGTAGATGACGACGATAACAAGAGTCAGAATCACCATGGTCATGACGATCGTCGCAACGATGATCGCCGTTCTGATCGCAATAACAATGGTCATCAGAACAACAGAAACGACCAGAACCGTAACAACAACGGTAACCAGAATGGTCAAAACAATGGGGGAAATAATAATCAGCAGTGGAACAACCCTGTCTGCAAAATTTTCCGCAATGATAAGGTTTATGATCGTGACGATGTCCTCGATCTTCTCGTAAGAAAAGATGGACTTATCATTATGATCAAGGACCTTAAGTCTGTACGAAAGAATCCTGACCAAGCTTACAAGGCTTCCTATGTACAGAAACTTCTCGCAGATATCGTAGTAGCTTCGGCAATTCCGGATGCGCTTACTGATATCTTTGGTAAAAAGTATGATGAAAATGACAGCTTTAGTCGTAAAGAACTTGGCTATCTCATGGAAGAGATCCTCATTTTCCTCAATTCCTCGTATGACAAGAAGCTCATCCAGCTCTATGGATCTGAAGCAGTTGAGTCTATGAGAAGAAGTTATACTGACATCCTATACAAGTATAACAAGAAGAAAGTTAAGAAATTGACAGAAGAGATCAAGAGTATGTCCAAGGCTAATGCAAAGAGAATTTGCATCATTACGGCTGGCGGAAATCCTAGCTCCATTTATCAATTACTTAAGTTCATCAGAAAAGAGAGTGACTCGGAAGAGTTCTTCTCTACTTCTACCAAGAGCCTTACTAAGCTCTTCAAGATCTGCTACGGTAAGGACAACATGGATAAGGTTATTAAGAACCTTATGCTTGAAAAGGTTCGCAACGATGTAAGCTATTCCGAAGCTGAGATCGATTTCAATGCGAACATCGATATTCTTATCAGAGAATATCTCGAATCGCTCGATAAGGAAGACATCCAGTCTGTTCTTAAAGAGTATGTAAACGACAGAAAGCGTCAGGAGAAGAATGGTCCTATTGCTCGCCGTTTCGGTGGTAGTGGCACTGTACATCCTGATGATTATCCGAAGCTTACTAAGGTACTTAAGGATCTCGAGAAGAAGGACTTCTCTATTATCCAGTACCTCAGAAAGTAATCAACCCTCATTATCCAAAATAACTCAAAGGAGCTATATTAATGAATATCATTGAAAATCCCCATTTTGCTGGAGTAACTCGCTACAACACTCTCCCCGCTTACGGCAACAAGCCCGCTGGTTGGTATGTAAGAGAGCGAATCAATCCCGAAACCGGTAAGGCTTCTTCTCTTGAGCTTGGTATTTATGTGAACGAAGAAACCTGGTTGTCTATTCCTGTCCATTTTGTTATGAAGCACATGTTTATCCCTGTGCAGGTTAAGGATGCAGGTGAATTCAAGTATTACCAGCTTCCCAGAGACATTGCATTCGGCGTATCCAAGATTATTAGCAAGACTAACGGTCTTGAGCGTGCAATTCTTGTTCCTGTTGATGATGAGCATCCCGCTGTGATGGTTGTTTGCTGTGGCTATGTTTCTGACATGGCTATTATGCACGCTTCCTTCGAAGGTGATCAGGTCAAGGTTCTCAAGAAGTTTATCGATGCAGACAGAAAGTCTATTGCGTTCATTGCATTCGCACCCAGTGGTCAGGATGTAGTTGTTAACGTTAAGGAAGGTATCCTCAATGGTACTTTCCAGAGACTCAGCAAGATCACATTCAATACCGCCGGTCATACCACGGACAGCGATACTTCGAACAGCGACGAGAAGCTTCGTTTCGAGTACATCAATATGCCTATGTATATTGATTATCCTAAGAAGGCTAAGAACGATAACACCGACAAGGATGTTAAGACTGCAGATGCCTCCGATAAGATTGCCAACAATAAGCTCAATACCAAGGAGTACAGAGGCGGCAACAAGGATAACTTTAACAAGGCTAAGTTCAATAAGGACTTTAAGGATTCTGACGACGATGATGGTAAGATGAACAATCGCCCCATGAAGAAGTATCAGAATAACAAGAAGAAAAAGTCCGGCGGCAATCATGCAAAGAACCGCTACCAGAACAACAAGAGTTACAAGAATAACCGCCGCAATCACGACGGTGGTTATAACTGATAAATCTATGAGCAGGGTGTCAAAGCCCTGCTCTATATAATATAATTGGAGGTTCCAACATGGCTCAGACACTAGGACTTCTAATGTTTAACAATGTCAGAGAGCAGAAGAAAGCCAAGGATATGAAGGCAACTACACCTATTGCATATCCTACCGGTTTTATGCCCTTGGACTTCGTTAACGGTCAACGTGTAAAAGTTTACGACGATGATGACGAGTGTATTGAAGAATACGATTCCGTTGGACTCGTTGATGGTACAATGACCGCATTTATCGCAGACCCTGGTCTCGGTAAGACCACATTGTCCCAACAGATTGCAGTAGCAATCACTTCCAGATATGAGAATGCTTTCACTATCCATGAGGATATTGAGCAGTCTTCACATATTAACCGTGTAATTAACATTACCGGTATGAAAACCAAATGGGTAAGAAATCACTATGCTATCTACCAGGATACCCATGCTGAGCAGATCGTAGATAGATTCCTTGACCATGCAAAAATGAAACTCAATAATAGAAAAGAGTTTGAGGATACCCAAAGTAATCTTAAGGATACATACGGTGCTCCTATTAAGAAACTCATTCCTACGGTCGTAATCATTGACTCTTTGGCTGTGATGCGTTCTGAGGATAGTTCTATTCTTGAGGAAACAAAAAACATGGACGGTCTTGATAGTGCCACCAATAATATGGCAGGTGCTAGAAACGCCAAGTTCAATTCCGAGATGTTTAAGCAGATCTTGCCTTGGTGTAAGAAAGCAAACATTCTCCTCTTCGTAATCAACCAGATCAGTAGAAAGATATCGACGGGCTTCCTCCCACCGGCGCGGGATCTCGTAGGGTTAGGTGAAACATTCGCCTAGTTATAAGGTGACTTATAACTGAAACGTTTCTAATTGCTGGGAAGTCTCAAGTAGACAATCAGCAGCGAAGTAATAGATATGGTATATTCTCCCGTGGTCAAATGTAAAGACGCCCGACCGGAAAGGGTGGAGGTAATAATAATAGAAGTGACGTCACTATGAATATCTCTTTATGGGTTCAATTCCCATCGGGAGAGCCAATCTATTAAACGTCCAACGACTATCCTGAAATAGCCAACCCTTTAAAATGGCAATAGGAGTAGGGCTCAAGTGAGTGGGTGAGAATCCCTTAAATCGAAATGGAACGGATCTGTAAAGATCGAGATATAGTCTCAACTTCTAGGGTGACCTAGAGAAGTTCTTAATGAACTGCACAGATTAACGACCTGTGTGAAGATAATGGAAAACGAATCACTTAGCGGTGGTAGAGCATTCTTATACCTTTCCAATAACACTCTTCGTTTGAAGAATAAGGGAATGCTTAAGCCTGACAAGGAATATGGTATTAATGGTAATATCATTAGTGCTGTATACTACAAGTCAAGAACCAACGCATCCAATGTAGATATCGAACTGATCTTCGATAAGCAGAATGGATTCAGTCAGTCTCTGACTCTTCTCCATAATGCAATCAACGCTAATATCGTTAAGAAGCAGGGTAACAAGTTTGTTATTCCTGGTCATGAGGATTGTCCTTTCTCTAAGAAGACTTTCTGTGAGGTGGCATTTGAGAACCCGATGTTGATCGTAACATTATACAATCTCATGCTTCCTTATTATCAGCAGTATCTTGGTACTAAGGAAACTCTTGATGACGACGACGATGATCGTTCTAAGAATGATACACTCGACGACTTCCTTGACGATGACTTTTAATTAAACCAAGCAAATGGATAGGCATTAACCTGCCTATCCATCTTTCGTCTCAACCAATATTAATAATGCAAAGGGAGAGTGTTTGAATGAGTAACAAAGCTTACTTCGAGCAAGAAATACGAGATCGAGCAAATGAACTTGACTCTCTCGACGATGCCTTGTCTATAGGCTTATTATCTCTCTCTTCATACTCATCAAGTGCAAGAGCTACAATGCTGAGTTCTCACTTGATGCAATGCTTGGTTCCTATCCATGCCGAAATCCCTGGTGTGCTTACCGGCTATGAACATATGTTCGGTCAGTATTCCACGGGATATAAGAAGACAGATAGTAAAATCAAGATCGTGAAGAAGATTGAGAAGTACCCTGGATTCTCGTATACTCTCATTACCTATGACCCGAAGAAAGACGAATACGGAATTCTTCAGAGACAGGAAGTGAGAAACTTGTCCGAGATGTATGGGTATAAATGGAACAATGAAGTTATCGACTCATATTCAGTTGGTGACACAGTTCCAAAAGACACAGTCATGTATATGTCACCGTCTTTTGACGAGTACCAGAACTACCGATATGGTGTCAATGCCAAGGTAGTTTACGTGATATCACAGGAAACCATTGAGGATGCAGTTGTTGTATCCGAAAGCTTCGCCAAGAAGATGGCAACGACATATGTAGATACTTGCGATGTACCGATCAACGATAATGATATTCCTCTGAATATCTACGGTAATAGCGAGACTTATAAGTCGTTCCCTGACATTGGTGAGAAAACCAAAAAGGCAGTAATCTGTGCAGTTCGAAGAAAGAACAAGGCAATGGACCAGTTCAATCTGAAGAATTCTAATCTGCGAAAGATTTTCCCATCCGATGATGTATACCAAATGTCTGATAACTTCGTAATCGCAGATATCGATATTTGGTCAAACAAATCGATTGATGACATACCTGATCTTCCCGCATATGCACAGGTAAAGCGTTACATGAGACGACTGATTGAGTATTATACGGAAATCTATGAAGAGTTCCAGAAGATAATCAATTCAGATTCTAAATACACCGAGGAACTTTCCAGACTGTATTCGAAGGCAAAAGACTACCTCGACCCTACTTGTAAGTATGCAGATGAAGACAAAATCTTCTCCAATATCCAGATGGAATTCACTATGTATAAAATAGAGAAGCTCCGTAGAGGATGTAAGATTGCAGGTAGATACGGTAATAAATCCGTATTAAGTAACGTCATTTCTGATGAGGAAATGGGATGCACTGAAGATGGTGTAGTGCCTGATATCCGAATCGATGCACTTGGCGTTCTTGGTCGTCTTAACAGTGGTCAGCTTTATGAGATGGAATTGAACTGGATTGCTGAAACTGTAAGGGATAGAATCTCTCGTATGGATTCTCTTTCCGAAAAGTTTAAGTATCTCTATTCCTTCTTGGATATTGCTGCCCCTGAACAAGCCGCATCCATGAGAGAGTACCTCGCATACAAGAGTAATGATGAAGTAATCGACTTTATGAAGAAGATAGAAGATGGACGAATCTATATCATCCAGTCTCCGATGTACTGCGTAAATGGCGATACTATGGTCAAGCTCTATGATAAGTTTAATCCTGAACGTACCTATATGACGTACACTAACGAGGATGGTGAACGACATAAGACGATCAAGAAAGTAATTGTGGCTGACGAATATATTATGAGACTTAAACAGGAACCTGTTACTAAGTTCTCTGTACGTTCTAAGTCAATGAACAATCCTCGAACCTCAATGCCTATTAAATCCACCAAGGCAGCAAGACATAAAATTCCATACCCTGATCAGTGTAAGCAATTGCACCTCTAGTTAGGAATAGCTAGTAGCAAACATATTTAATTGCTGGAAGGGTCATAGACCTAATCAGCAGCGAAGCTCCGTAAGGAGAACGTTCAACGACTATCCCTCGGGTTTGAAATAACCAATAGGAGTAGGGCTCAAGTGAGCGGGTGAAATTCCCTTAATTCGAAATGGTATGCACCCAGAACGGGTGGTGATATAGTCTGAACATCTATAGCAATATAGAGAAGTTCGTAAGAGAACTGCGCAGATTAACGACCTGTGTGAACATAATGAATCGCTTGGGTTAACATTAGCCCTTATCTATCTAATTGCTGGGAAGTCTCTAGCAGACAATCAGCAGCGAAGACTCGAAAGAGTAACGTTCAACGACTATCCCTAGGCTCGGCGATCGTAAATAGAGCAACAGGAGTACGGCTCAAGTGAGTGGGTGAGAATCCCTTAAATGGAAATGGTAGACACTTATAAAGTGAAGATATAGTCTCAACTTCTAGGGCGACCTAGAGCAGTCTAAATGACGATGTAGATTAACGACCTACATGAAGATACTGGAACAGGAATTGAATATCTTGATGCTGTCAGCCGACTATGACGCGTTGGACTATTTTCTCAGATCTCATGCATCTTCCACTGAAGGAAGACGAGCAAGTGATTTGTTTGAAGATGATCCTACTGATGGATTTATTATCAATATGCCTTCCGAGAAATCGAGGGCAGTAGATATGCTTAATACATATCTCAAAACTATGGGCTATAAACTTAATATCACATATGACAAGAATTCCAAAAAGAATATCAAAGCAGATTGTGATATACCCACGATACCAGATTACATAAAGAAGATGTTATAATCCGAGGTATGTAAAATGGAATCAAAAATAGTCTATAAATATACATCATATTCGTGAAAGGAAGGTGAGAAGAATGAATGATAAATTACTCGAGAGAGTAACATATGCCGTCCAAAGGATGAATGAACATGAGCAAACCAAAAGGATTGTATTTTTGGCAATCTGGTTACAAGATAGTTCTGTGAAGAAATTCATCGATAAATTCATAAGAATGGACAAATCAGAAGTGTCTGATAGAGTCCTTGATTTGCTGACAACGATTATCGTTTGTGCTAAAACGGTATATGAGTCAGACAAATATTCCGATCCTTTCTCTGACGAATTGTATGATAAGATGCTTTCAAAGTTCAAGAAGTTCCGACCTGAGCCATTCGGTGATAACGGTACTGGGTTAGCTAATGCTCGGTACAAATACGATGTGCTTTCTGGAACGCTGGACAAAGTTCATTTTATCTACAATGATAAAAAAGACAAGTTCGAAACTCGTGAGTCTTTAGAGGATTACATTAAGGGAATCCCCGTTGGAAAAGATGAAGAGATAGTAGTGCTTGTCAACCAGAAAAAAGATGGAACCTCAGTCACATTTGACTATAAGCTTATTCAGGGACGATATGTACCTATGTCTGCAATATCACGCGGTAAGAAAGATTATGGCGAAGGAACAGATGTCAGTGCAGTAATTCCCGATAATGTAAGCTTCCCGTCAAACAGAATTAAAGAGGTACTCGGATATGCACCAAAATATATCGGCGTCCAATATGAGATGCTGGTATCTGATGCCCAGAAAGCTGGATTCGAGGAATTCACAAACCAAACGTTCGCTAACAATAGATCCGCTGTTGCGGGTCTATTAAGGCGAATCATCTTTGCCAAAAGCAAGGAAGCCAAACAGCTCAGAAAATTTATTTCTTTGGTACCTGTAGGATTTGATATTCTCGATGAATATCTCGAGGATAAATCGTTCTATAAGATCAAGTGGTCTAAGATGTATAAAGCCGTGAATGATACATTTATTTATGGTGACATCGATATGGATTATGAGATCATTAAAGGAACTAAGAAAGAGATTTTACAAAAGTTTGAGAAGCTATCTAATGAATGGATTAAAACAAGAGCATCACTTAATCATGCTATTGACGGTATGGTTTTAACTATTGTTGACCGAGATCTTCAGCGAAAGCTTGGTCGTAAAAACAATATCAACCAATATCAGATAGCATTCAAATTCCCTGAGGAAAGTGGTAAGACTATCGTAAGAGACGTCATTATTACCACGGGTAACTTTGGGTTTAAGGAAATGCTACTTAAAGTAGATCCGGTAATTCTTAATGGTACATCTCAAGGCAAAGCACAAGTGCATTCACTAAACAGGTTCAAGGAAATGAATCTTCGTATCGGCGACGAGATAATTCTTAAGTTAAGTGGGGATGTAATTCCCTATGGATATAAGGATGATACTTGCAAAGCCGGTACGGGTGAAAAGATTAAATTCCCAACCCATTGTGAGTGTGGTGCGAAACTCGTTGAGGAGAAGAACAAGTATAGATGTTCCGATCCAAATTGTCCATATCGAGTAAGCGGTTCACTAGTCACCTTCTTTGTGTCGTTGAATGCAAAGGGTATTGGACCGAGGACATGTGAACAATTGCATTCTGAACTTGGTGTAACACTTCCATCACAAGTTCTTCAAATGAAAGCAAAAGACTTTATGAAATTGGAAGGATTCAAAGAAGGAGCTGCTCAGCAATGTATGAAAACTATTGCTGACATTCTCAACAAACCTCGATCTGTAGCATCGATTATTTCTGCACTCGGAATAGATACTCTGAGAACCAGTACAGCATCCAAATTATTGGACACCGTATGTGTCGATAAGTTAATATCGCTTTGCGAAGCAGGTGACCGCCGTATGCTGGTATCTGCAATAAAAACAGCTGATGGTATCGATGAGAACGCTACGAAGATTGCAGATGGTCTGATCTCAAAATGTGAGGAATTGAAGAGACTCTTGAAGTTGATCCCGATAAAGGATGAAGTCTCAAAAGATAGTCTCGATAAATCGATTCTCGTCTCAGGAATGAGAAACGATGAAGAGCTAATTGATATCGCTAATAAAGCTGGATATGCCGTAAAGGAATCTGGCTCGAAATACGATATTCTTGTAATCAGAGATGAAACGATGATGAGTGCGTCTAAAGCAAAGTTTGCAATGGCACACAATCGACCAATAATGACAAGGAAAGAATTCATTGCTCATTGTGGAAAATAATAGAGGTTGGATATAACGGGGTTGTGGGAACTACGGAGGCAAGGGCTTATGGCATCTTGTCAGGGTGGCTCACAATTTTATCAAACCTTTATTACAGACTTGTATTTTTATACAAGATTGAAAACACTTCAATACCCGATATTCAAGGGTATATTGGTTTATACAATATTAACTTGAAGAACGGGTGTTAAACCTATTCTAATAAACCAATTATTTGGAGGAACTATCATGAAAACTTTTACTGAATTTGTTGAGAATTACCTTAACGGTCTCTTTTTCGAATTCAAGTCCTATCCTCAGCTCTGCTCTTTCGTAGTATCTGGCGTACCCACTGCGGTAGCTAGCTATCTTCAGAGCGAGATGTATGAGAACAACTCCGAGGAAGTATCTCTTGACATCAAGAATAAGTCCGGCGTTGTAATGAACTTCAAGCTCACCGCTGTTAAGAAGGGTGACTCTGCTGCATTCGTTCCTTCTTTCGAGCTTGGTCCTGTAGGTCAGGAACTTGTTGACTCTGACTCTGTCGAGTTCGATTCCGATGCTATGGATTCCATGGCTCTTGAGATGATCAAGAACGAGAAGCTCATCAAGTGCTTCAGAAATGCATTCATGAGCAAGATCTACAACAACGGCGAATGGATCGATGATACCAATCGTCCTGAGTCTGCATCTGCTCGTGGTCTTACCTTTGACGAGGAATCTGATATCGCAGTATCTGCTGCAGCTGTATTCCTTGCAATCATCAACATCCTTTGCAACTACAAGGATTCCTCTTCCGATATCGAGTACGAAGTACCTGGTTTCGGTAAGTTCAAGGTATCTCCTTCTAAGTCTGGTTATTCCGTAACCATGACCTTTGACAAGGGATTCAAGGGTAACTGTAAGTCTGATATGCTTGCCGAAAGAATGGCTAACGCGTAATCCAGATAATAGAGCCACATATGGTCTCACGGGTAACACCGTGAGACCTAATTTCTTTATTTATCTGGAGGATAGACTATGAATGACTTTATTGCAGAATTTTCAAAGAATCAAACAAAAGATGTCAATTCTAGTCTGTTTGATAGAACTAAGGAACAATCGATTGCTGAGTTTATAGTCTCAGGATTGAAAGTTATCGAATCACTTCCTTACATCACTTTTACAGGTTGGGAACACATTACTGACGCAAGTAAGATTGATGTTAAACTAAATAGGAAGCATATCAAGTCAAAAGCTATTCTCAAGGATAAAGACATTTCCCGAATTGTATCTATCCGAGATACCGCACAGGAGATGCTGAACCTTAAGTTTAGAATTGATTACGATGGAGAAACACGATATGTGTCTAAGAGTTTGTTAATCCCAAGCTACATTGACCAGTATCATTTCCTCATCAATGGTAAACTTGTTCTTCCTCAAAAACAGATCGTGGATATGTCTACATACACACAGAAACGATCTGTTAAGCTGAAGACTACGCTCACACCTATCGACCTGTACCGAGAGCCCGTAAAGCTCCCGTTCGAGTCTACAGATGAGCTTCGAACATCTATCAAAACCTTTGTCTTGAATCTTTTCACGAAAGAGATTAATCCTTTGTATTATTTCTTTGCAAAGTTCGGTGTCAAACCAACGATTAAGTACTTCGGGTTAAAGGACTTAATTGATGTAGTCGATACTGAATATGACAGAGAAATTAACTGTTATTTCAGGGCAAACAAAGAGGTGCTTGTCGAAGTTGATCGCCGTGCCTTCATGGAGAGTGAGTTTGTAAGAACCTTCGCATATATGGTCTATGATATGATAGGTAATAGAGATAAATTCGATGCGATTAATGATGTTGATTTCTGGATAGTAAAGCTTGGTTCTATCTTTACAACCAACACCAAAAATCATCATTCGAAAGGTCTCAATGTCTTAGTATCATTTGAACGTATACTCGATGATATTACAAAGTCAACCCTGAGACTCGGTAAGAGAAACCTCACGAGTACTTATTCTTTGATTCGCTGGATGATAGGAAACTACCAAGAGCTCCGAAGAAAAGATAATCACGACTTTGGAAATAAACGTTTGAGATGTAATGAGGTTACAGCCTTCTATTACATTCAGTCCATGACGTACAGAGTAAACACTCTTCTGAATAAGAAGAAGATTACGATTGAGTCAATTGAGAAGATCTTTAACTGGAATCCTGACGAACTATTTCGTGCCATGATTTCAGCAAAGAATAGCTTACTCAAATATGATCCTGAGATCAACGACTTTGACATGCTTAACGGCTTGAGAATGAGTCAGCTTGGTGCACAGGGTATCACTGGTGGTAAAAACATCAGTTCTGAATTCCGTGATATTTATCCGTCACATCTGGGACGTATTGATCTTAACGGTATATCACACGGTAAGAACACAGCACTCACAGGGTTCTTAACCCCTAAGTGCAAAATCTATGGCAATGGCTTCTTTAGTAAGGAAAGCCAAGATCCTGATGAGTATCATGACTATATACGTCATTTAAAGGAACGGCTCAAAGACAAAGCCGTCGATTCCCGCAAGGTTGAAATCGAAAAACTCAAGGATGCCAGAATGCATACCGTTGACCAAATCAATGGTATGAAGGGTCTCGAAATAAGAGACAATTGCTTTGTTATCCACAGACGATACAAAGTACTTCAGAATATGGTCACTAACATGGCTATTATATCCGCTCGCAAATCTAAGGATCCTTTCTATAAGAGAACCTACGTGGATGCGGACGGAATTGTCAACACAGAAGATAATCTTGCTGTGATTAAGAGACGTAAAAAGCTCGAGAATGATGATGGTTATGTTTCTATTAGCCATCATCATATTAATCAGGAGGTCATGACAGAGGAGAAAAAAGAAACATTAAATTAACCAGTGCTAAACTGGTGGTTTGTGTTTCCTCCATGTGTTGTGATTCTTTAATATTCCAAAAAGACGGGTAGATAGCGTGATGCTATCTACCTTGTCGACCTTCTTAAACCTAACCGAGGTTAATCTATCTCGGTATTATTTTCGATCCAATTGAAACTGTGAAAATCTATAAAAAAGATGGGAGAGTGCTTGATTGCACTCTCCCTATTTTTATTTTTTTTTCTTAAGTATTAGATTGTGGGAACCTGGATTACAGGGTAGATAACATTTCTGTTAAGATCCTGTGCCACATCGTTCTCATCATCGAACTTCATCTGACAAGTCTTCTTGGACGGAAAGTGAGACTTAGGAATACCAGGGATAATGTTGCCGTCATTATCGAGACCGACGAACTTCCACTCACCAGTAGTGTAAGCTTTCTTAATACCGATCTTGAATTGTCCTTCATACTCGATATTCTCGTCATAGTCAGAATACTCTAAGTCACCAGACTTCATGAGAGCACGCTCACGAGCGTCAAGGTCCTTATCGTCGATAATGTCATCATCTTCTTCATCCCAGTACTTATGCTTTTTCTTCTTCTTCGAATCCTTGTTCTTGCCATTCTCAGCAATATACTTATTGATATCTTTACCCATACCGCCACCGAGAGCAATTCCAGGAAACAGACGAGCGATCATATCTGCGTCGGATGCAGATGCATCTCTTGCAGTCTTTTCCTTCTTCATCTCGATTTCGTAGATCTTTGCTCTGTTGGAGCCGATGTCAGTAGCGATTTTCTGTCTTGTAGAGATAAGGGTGGATTTCGCACTGATGTAGTTCGAGATAACATAGTCTCTATTCTTGAGCCTCTCCGCAGAAGAGGTGAGATCATTAAGACGTCCGTTAATAAAGTCAACGGTATCGTCAATCTCAGCCATGTTCTTACGTGAGATCTTTTCAACCTCACGGAATCTCTCAGCTACTTCAGAACGATTCTTTGCGTCCTCATCATCCTTATCCTTCTTTTTCTTTTTCTCGCCGTCTTTATCTTTCTTCTTTTCTTTGACATACAAGCCAGCCATCTTGGCTCTCTCTTTGTCCTTTTTCTTCTTCTTTTTCTTCTTTTTCTTTTCGCCCTTTTCACCACCATCCTGTACATAGGAAGCAAAATCTGTGGGCATGGAGCCCGAATTAATCAGCGAAGAGAAATACGAGTCGAGTTCATTTCGCTCTCCTCTCTTACGCTCTTCTTTACGGGCTTTCTTATAATCATCTTCCTCGATGTCTTCACGAGTATCTTTGATGTCCTTCTTAGACATGCCGTAGTTATCGGCAATTTCCTTAAGTCTTTTAAGTGCATCCTGCTGCTCAGTGATTTCACGAGTGATTGCTCTGTTACGAGACTCAGCACCAGCTTTAGATCTGGTGACTTTTACAAATCCCTCATCGTCTTTTACATCTTTCAGCGGATCGAAATTATTTACACCCTGTTTAATGCGATCGACTTCAGGGACATATATGCTATTATTTGGCTTAGCCATGTTATTTCCTCCTTGATATAAGTCAAGAGTTGCTTGGTTATTTAAGTGTTTTTAGATTTCGTATTTAAATATACATTATATTTATGTAATAGATCATAAAATAACGAGCTTATGATTTAACAAGTTTGAAAACTTTTTATTAATCACAATATAGGAGGGAATTTTAATATGGTTCATTTACCACCATATCTTGACCCTAATGAAGATCTCTTATTATTGAATGCAATGTACGTTGCACCATATTATGAAGAGAGTGAAAGTGGTCGAAAGAAGAAGGTTGCAAATGATTATCTGTATTTGGTATACAGAGATCGTAGAACTGGTGAGAAACGATTGAAACAAATCGAAGATCCTCAGGTGGCTACTTTCATTACGAAGCCCGAAAAACGTGGCTCTTTTAAAACACAAAGAAAATTCTTGCCGATTAATGATGTCGACATGTATCAAGTTCCATATTCCAGAATTACCACATTTGTAAGGAATATGATTAAAGAAGATGGTCGTGACTTGGACTATCTTCCTGTAACAGAGAAAGCACCTAAGGAAGCATTCAAGTGGAGAAATGCATATTATTCCGATTATAACATTGCTGACTATGCAATGATAACATATCTGTTGAATAACAAGAAGTACCAAGAGTCTGAAGGTGACACTATTGGTAACTTAAGTGTCTCTAAAGCCTTCCTTGATATCGAGTCTGATGTCTACGGTTTAACAACTGTTGAAATGGACGAAGGCAGAGGACCTATCAATGCAGTATCAGTTGTTATCTCATATGATAAATTCGGAGTAAAGCTTGATCATCCTCAGGTATATACTTTCCTGTTAAGAAACCATGCTCGTTATAAAGAGCAGGAATACTTCGAGGCTAATCTCGATAAGTTTATTGATGAATGTCATGCTGAGTTTGATGCAAAGTATCATGAGCCTGAATTCATCATCAATATATACGACTATGAGAAGGATCTCTTGAGAGCATTATTCCGTATGCTTCATGCAAAGAGTCCCGACTTTATACTGATCTGGAACATGGGATACGATATTCCCAAGATGATTTCCAGGTTAATATATCTTGGGGAAGATCCTAAATATTATTTCTGTCACAAAGACTTCAAGCGTCATATGTGTCAGTATAACTATGACAATGTCTTTAAGAACGACTTCAAGAATAAGACAGAGTCATTTGATTGTACTTCCTACTCGATGTGGGTTGACCAGATGTTAAACTATGCTGGGATAAATTTAGTCCCCGTTCACGGAGACGTGTTCGAAAAAATTTCTATCTAATTGCTGGAAAGTCCTAAAGCCTCTATGCCTGATTCGGGAACGAAAGTAGAAACAAGTTAGAGGATGGTATATGGTTAAATCCTAGGTATTTTTATAATGGATCATCAGCAGCGAAGCTCTATATAGAGAACGTTCAACGACTATTCCTTGGCAAGCAATTGCAACAGAAGTAGGACCCAAGTGGGTGGGTGAGATTCCCTTAAATCGAAATGGTAGACATCTTTAATAGATGATGATATAGTCTCGACATCCAGAGAAAGACTGGAGAAGTTCATAAGAGAACTGCTAAGATTAACGACCTTAGTGAAGATAACGAAGAAAGTCCTACTCGGACTACGGAGGTAACAGCCTCGATAATATTGCACATATTGAGTTGAAGGCAGAGAAACGCCGTTATTCAAAGAATACGGTTACAGTACTTAACGGTGCTATTGAAGAGTATTGGAACTTTGTAAAATACTCTATCAACGACGTTTTACTTCAGTACGGAATTGATGAAGTAACAAACGATTTAGATACCCTGTTTGACCAGTCTATGTACGGAGGAACAAGATTCTCCAAGACTCTTAAACAATCTGTGTATCTGAAGAACTTCTGGGCGATTAACTATTTTATGATGGATATCGTGCCAGGTAATAATATAAATGTAAACTACGTCAATACATCGACCAGTGAACTTGCAGAGGATATTGAACTTTACAAGAGTATCAGAGGTGATGGAGAAGACGATGAAGATAAAGACTATGACGATATGTCACTTCCTGGTGCAGTTGTTGGTGATCCTAACCTGAATGCTGCAGAAGGAATTGAATTGTTTGGTTCTAGATCTTCTCGTATGTTTAAGCTGACCTGTGACTTTGACTATAGTTCGATGTATCCTAATGCAAAGATCACTGCCAATATCGCAAGCCATACTCAGTGGGGTAGACTTATCATTCCTGAGAAAGTTCTGCCTAATGAGAATCCTGATAATAATCCTAAGTTCATGAGAGCTGGTAAGTTTATCGAGGATTATGAGACAGGTGATATGGCTAAGATTGGTGCATGGTTCGGTCTTCCTACCAAGGAAATGATGATCAAGGAATGGAAGAAGAGACATCATGACAGAATCAAGTATTCCATTGAGATGGTTGATGGATTCGCAAGAATCAAGGCTAGAAGAAAGGAGAATGACTTAAGTGCATAATCTATTTTCTTCTATAAAAGATACCTCAGATCCTAGAGAGTTTTCCACATCTTTTAAAGATGAGTTAGCAGCCTTGAAGAAGGTTAATAACTTCGGTAGAAAACTAGCATCTAGCACTGAGTATTATATGTATCAGGGTATGCTATTCGCTTATGATTATTCATCGAATACTGCTCCTGGTTATGAGGTTATCTTTGGTAACCATATTTCTGTTGGATTTATCGATCCTAAACTTATGGGTGCTCTATCTCCATTACTTGGACATATGATTCGAGTTAATGGCGGAGAGCTCTATAGTTTATTACAGACTGGTAACTTTGTTGGTTATAAAGAATATATGAATCGACTTGAACTCACATTTGAATGTGAGGAGATGGTTAACGAAGTATTCGAGATCAACAAGTTTGCCAAGTATGCAACCGAGAAAGGATTCACAGACTTTGAGATTGTAGTTGCATATAAGAAGGGTTGGGAGAGTAATATGGAAATATATAATCTCTACCTGAAATATTTGGCAACTCTCAAATCTCATATGGAACTCGTAAAGCACACTACCACTCTGTATTATACCAATACTGAGAATCGTGTAATGGCGAAAGTTATTAAAGTTATGAACAAGCTCAAGGAATGTGAGCATGTTTATAGCAAGTCTTTCGACCAGGAAGAGATATCTAATATATCGAACTCTAATATTCCTACCGAGCTGTATCCAGTTATCGATGGTAAACAGAGAACTCTCAGAATAATGAAAAACTTATTCTTGACAATGTCTGCTGCGTCAAAGCTGTCATTGGATATATTTGATATAAACGAAAAAGAATATTACATGTCGGCATTAGTAGATACTTCTAGTACCTTTATTTGTAATATTTACAAGTGTGTTAAGATATAAAGAAAAGTGGCATGGGTGATTCCCATGCCACATCTTTATTTTTTTTCTTCACATTGCTAATTAATGACCGAAGAAACAATTATATAATTAAGATTTATAACTAAGAAAGGAGCTTTGTGACACATGGCAGATAATAGAAAAAGCTCGATGCTGACAAAGATCAAAGATCTTAACACAGCAACGCGATCTACCGATGCACAAATCTACGGTATTGGTCGTAAGCCTGAAGATGTTGTCAAGGCTGATCTTGACTCATATATAGACGATATTCAAGCTAAAATCATAGATGATGACCGTAGAGTTATCAACTCCTATGTAACTAAAGCAAAAGTATCAAATGGGGCTAAAAACCAAGAAGATCTATATGAAATTATAAATAATCAGGATATGCTTAACTCTGTGCAGAAACTTATCGGAGCAGAGAATGCAAAGTTCGCTCAGACCTTGAAAGACTACGAGGTTATTAAACGTTGCATTCCTCAGATCCACAAAGTTATCACAGCGATTAAGAATAATATCATTTCTCCTGATGCAATGGCTGATGGCTCTATTGGTGTCAAGTATGCTACCAATGTAAGCCAGGCTGATAGAGATAAGATTGATAAACTCATTGGCAAATACGAACTGAATGAGAAGCTCCAGGACTATGTCATGGAATATCTCATTGCTTCTGTAAAGTATGTTACTGTTGTTCCTTATGCATCTATCCCCGATATGCTTGATAGTGACAATGTTAATAACGAGTCTGCAGATGCTTTCGTAAATTCTATCATCGATCTTGTCGGTGCATACCAAGCTAAATCCCTTCTCCAAGAATCTTCTCAGTTCACGGATAATCTTCTTGAGAGTGCTATTACACTTGAGTATTATGAAGACCCGAATAACATCTCTAAGAGTCAGAAGAAAGAGGAGAAAATCGATAACACAGTACTGAATAAGGCTATTAACGAAGCCTTGGAAGGTATCGAATTCATTCGCGGTGGTGCAAATTACTATCGCAATGCAATCATCAACGAAGCAGTTGCTATTGCTAAGACAACTGATACTTCGGATGGTGATATGAAAACAATCATCCGTAACTATAAAGCTGCAGTTAAAGCATCCTCTAAGAAGAAGATTATCGACTTCGATCAGGTTGCTGCAGAAGGTATGGTTGACGCAAAGACAATCAAGAAGATCCGTGAGAAAGTTGATTTCCGTGGATGTCATCTTGAGGAACTTGCCCCAAGTAAAGTTATTCCCTTTAAGCTTCGTGATACACTTATTGGTTACCTCTATGTAGAGGATAAATATGAGACTTCGAAGTCTCAGAACCTGTCTTCTGTTATGGATAAGATCAATTCCAGTGTATATATGAAGAATGATAAAACTAACAATGCTGCTCGTGTTGAAGAACTTGTTATCAAAGCAATTGGCGATAAACTCATTCAGGCTATCGACCATCGCTTTATCAATGATAACTACGATGATCTTGATATTATCTATGAGTTCGTTAAAGACAACGCGCTTCATAGAAATAAGAAGCGAGTAGTATTCTTCCATCCTGATGATGTATGTGAGTTCAGAAGAAAAGAAGGATCCATTATGAAGAATTGCATGTTCCTTGCAAAGCTTTATATCCTTACCCTTCTCTCGAACGTAATCACAAATGTTACCAGAGGTGCAGATAGAAATATCTACTATGTTAAGACTGGTCTTACTACTGATATCGAGGGTCATACTAACTCTGCTATCAGAGCTATTAAACAGAACCAGATTAGATACTCTGACATGGGTACAATCAATGAGATCTTTAACCTCGTTGGTTCCACTGTCGATGTATTTATGCCTGTATCTGTTGATGGCGAAAGACCTATTGAAACAGAAACAATCTCTGGACAGAATGTCGACATGAACAACGACTTCTTACAGTGGCTTATCAAATCGATTATCCAGTCGTTTGGTGTACCTGCTTCTGTAATTGATGATTTTGAGAATATTGAGTTCGCTAAGACTATCGCTATGTCTAACATGGATATGGCTAAGGCAACTCTCGATGCTCAGAATGAAATCGTTCCTGATCTGACAAAGATGTTCAGACTTATTGTAAGTTATGAATACCCTGAGTTTGAAGCTCTTGGTGATATCGAACTTACTCTTAATCCTCCTTCTGTAATCGTCTTCGAGATGAACAGAGAGAGAATTAACTCTATCACTGAAATGGCAGATACTCTGTCGCAGCTTCTCATTGCTCCTGAAGCAGAGACTCTCGCAGACAAGCAGGTCAGACTCTTCAAACTTGAATACTTTAAAGCTAACATGCCTACCCTTGATTGGGATGCTATCGATACTATGGTAAAGAAAGCACAAGAATCAGCAGTTGGTGAAAAGAAGAAAGAAGAGATTCAGACTGGAACAGATGCTACCGGTGATGTATTCTAATATCCACTAAACGAAAATAACCCCTATGGAGATTTCTCTCCATAGGGGATTTATTTGTTTTGTTTGGTTGTTGGTTAAGATCAGTTGATCTTGCCCTCCCAGTCAGTTTCAGCCTTCGTAGTCTTGAGACCAGGATCGAAAGCAGAGCCCTTGTAAACAGCAGTATTCACCATAGTGAGAATTCTGTTGTTCATGTAAGCTTCAGCTGCCTTCATAACAGCCTCGGAACGAATCTCGTTAGCCTTGAAAGTGAGGTCGTAATCGGGAACGATCGTGCCTTCACCCTTATCAAAGTTAAAGGAATCGAAAGGAACTTCAGTGGGAAGGATATTGCAGTAGTAAACTGCATCCTGGATCTCAGTCCAAGAGGGGTCAGTCTGGACAACGAGCAGACCCATGGTATGGTTAGCAAGACACCAACCACCCTGGATACCAAGGTTGCCGAGATAGTTACCGTGCTGAGATCTGTAATCGAAGATACCGTTAACCCATGCTTCAAGAGCATTTCTTACAGGAAGACCTGCGAACTCATGGAGCTTAAGCTGGATATCACCCTGTTCCTTCTGAGCATTGATAGCGTGCGAAATCTTACGAGTTGCACCATCTTCCTGATCAGCAGTGTTAAGAGTGAGTCCCTGAGCACCGGAGTAGGATACGCAGCATCTCTCGACGATAGTTTTAAAGTTTTTGATAAGTGCATGAACATGGGTGTTTGCATCAGCATACATACCAGTGGTCATGAACTTAGGAAGACCCGTAACGAAGAAGAATGTGTGACCGCTGTAAGCAGCCTCAAACATCTTCATCTGCTCCTCAGTAAGCTGAGGAACACCGTGCCACAAACGGCTGTTGAGGAACGAACGGTTAGCAGCACCCTTACCAGCAGGGTCATTGAATACGCTATAAGCAGAGCTTGCAGACTTCAGGGTAAGATCCTTACCACCTTTAGTACCACCAGCCATACGACCAAGAGCAGAGTCTCTGGTTACTTGAGCTTTCGCGTTAGCAGATTCATAAACAGTAGCCATTTACATTTCCTCCTTTCTTAGTTTGCAGCAATATAGAACGTGTAAGTAACACCCTTGAGGATGTCCTTGAACTTAACGTTCAGAGTACATGCGATTCTATTTCTACCAGCGCCGTTTGCCGACTCTCTGGTAGAGATAACAGTGAGTCTATCGTAAGACGCACCGAGTTCAGCGGAAATAGTGTTGAGAACCTCATCCTTATAAGCTTCAACAGCTGCATCAGTGAGGTCAGTCCATCTCTTCTGGTTAGCGATAGCCAGAGCGATACGGATCATATCAGTCAATACGTAAGTATTGTTGATCTCGGAAAGAGCACTAGTCTTAGTCTGACGAGTGATCTGCTCGTAAGGAACAGCTACGCCGTTGCCATCCTCAACCATCGTATTGAAACGAGCATTGTGGTTAGCAATGAGCTGAGCAGCAGACGAAGTACAAGGCATAACAGTGTTAGTCTCGTAGTCAGTCCAAGAGTAGTTAGCAAGACCGGCATAAGGACGACCCTGTCTCTCGATCCAGTGCTTAGGATAGCCATAAGCATCCATGTACACTGCGGGAACCTTGATCTTCTTACCGGTGTAAACGTCACGTACATAGCACCACTCAGGTACGAATACTTCTCTCCAGTCGTCGAGGATTACCTGACTTGCAGTCTCAACAGCCTTCCAGTTAGTGATCTGAGCAGCATAGGTTGCCTTGTAGGGAACGATATAGTTTGCGTGGGTGATATGTCTGTCCTGAACAAGCTTATGCATCGAAAGCATGACAGCAGCGTCATAGGTAGGAGCAAACATATACTGGAACGGATAACGAGCCTGATCATAGATAAGGTCGTTGTAGCAGGGGTTTTCAGTTGCAGGAGCTTCACCAGCGTTACCGTAAGCAACAGCAAGTGCTTCAGCAAACGGGTCATTATCCCAGTCAAAGGTCTTACCACCCCAAATGTCAATTGCACCGGAGAGGCTAATGGTAGTACCAGCAAGAGCAGTGTTGTCAACGGTGTAAGTGGTCGTAGCAACGCCCGTCTCATCCTTAGCAACATACGTACTAGCCGTAATAAAGTCGGCAGAACCGTCAGCCTTAATAGCCGTCATGAATGCAGCAAAACCATTGTCGCCGGTGATCTTCTCGAATACAACGTTCTCGCTGTAGTCGTCGAATACATCAACGGGATCCATCGACTCTTCATTGTAGAGGAAGTCCTCTGCGAAAGTGAAGACGAGGTTACCGTCGAGGGTTTCGCCACCATCGCTGTCTGCGAACTTGTAGAAGAAAGCATCGAGACCTTCCTCTTCAGCAGCAGTGTTCATGGTAGCATCTGCAGTGATCGTAAAGTAGAAGCTGTTAGCAAAGTTACCAGCAGCCTTAGCTCTGATTACGAAAAGTTTATAGAGAGTCTCGCCTTCTGCAACCGTGATCTCAAGATCTTCAGCAGATGCAGTCTTGAAGTCTGCAGCTACATTGCCGGAAGTGATGGCTTTGACACCGTAGGTAATCTTAGAAGCCGAAACAAGTGCGTATACACATGCGTTTGCATATGTTGCACCAGTAGACTTAGTCTCGTCGTAAGCAGGAACAACACGCATACCAAGAACGGTACCACCACCCTGGATAAATCTTGCAGCAAGATACAGGGAGAGACCATACTTGTTCAGGTTGGGAGTTCCATAACGGCTAAGTCTTGTAGCGTCCATATAGACGAGTTTATTATCTTCTCCATAGCCACGAGGTGAGATGAAGGGGATAAATGCAATGGGACCAGTGGGAATACCAGCGTTCACATCAACAATAATATCTTCATAGACACTATTGTCTACAATATTCACTTCATCATATGGCATAGAGCTAGGATAAACCAATTTAGCCATATAGTTATATCCTCCTTATCGTGGATTAATTATATCATTTATTGAATTGAAATATCAGAATCATTAATGTAATGTTATTTATAGCAAGAAATAATCACTTTAAACCAAGTGTTACCTTCTCAACCTCGGAGATTTTCTCCTCACGACCCTCACGCTTAGCGTTATCAGCCATGACCATCATCGCATTAATATCCTCAAAAGTAATACCTGCAAAGGTGGAAGAATAGCTTACTTTCTCTCTCTGACTGATACCTCTTGCGAAGAAAGGATCCTTATCGGTGACAGCTGCAACAAATCGTGCAGGCTCTCTAGGATCATCAGGATTACGATAGTAGTCAGCAATGATTACTTCCTCATACATAGCAGGAACTCCGAAAGATACCCCATTATAGATCTTACAGAGCTGGAGCATTCTCGGGATAGTTTTATACTCAACAATGTCCAGTTTACCATTCATCAACATATTGAAGAAAGTCTGTACATTATTAGCATCTTGAATAATTTCACTATTAGCAAAGACTACACTATTCTTGTAGTAAGTGAAGACATGGTACTTCTCTTCGGTTCCGAAGAAATTAATCTTCTCAACAGTGACCGAATCAGGGACTGTATAAAACATAAGAGGGTATGCAAGTACGCTCTTAGTTGCGGATTGTCTATTATCATTCTTTTCGTCGTAATGATAGGCTCTAACATATCCGAAGATCTTATACCCCGTACCAACTTCCTCAGCTAATCTAGTTTTAAAGTACTCGGAGGGAACAAAGAGCTCCATCTTAGCACCAGTATAAAAGATTTGTCCATTTTCAGACTTGAGTAAATTAGTTTTCATGGGCAGTCTCCTCCTTTTATATAGTTGTTTTACGGCTTAAATGATAAAAAAGGTAGATAGGAATTTCTCCTATCTACCTCTGTTTGTTTGATTACTCCACAGTTTCTTCGGTCGGTTCAGCCGGTACGCTGCCGCTTGTGGAATCAGTATTTGCGATGATCGGAAGTGCAGTGTAGACTGTAGCATGGTTCGTGTCAACTGTCGACTCAATAAGAATATCCAGTGCCAGATCCATATCGCCGTATTTCTCCATAAGCAACTCAATCTGATCTGCAGTAAGGATCGTTCCAATCATATCTTTCGCCTTCTTATTGATCTCAGCGATCTGCTCTTCTGTCAGCTTGTTATCAGGGTTGGCTTCTTTAAGCTTTCCGACAAGTGTCTGGTTGAGCCACTGAACTACCTGAGTGACGCCATTCTTGATAGCGTTCTCCTGTTCAGTGCTGATCTGAATGCCCATCTTCTTGAGAAGACTCTTGATTGCCTTGAATGCAAGAGCTGCAAGAACTGCGAGCACGCCGGTAATAAGCACAGCGAGAATCACAAATAGTACATCGATGAAAATTTCCATTGGTTAAAATCTCCTTTTCATGGTTTATTACTTGATGTAACGTGAATAGAGCGTATTAGCCAGATCGAAGAACTTCACACGGTAAACAGGATTGTTCATCTTACTCATCATATCGAGAGTGTAAGAAAGAACTCTTCTCATGTAAATATTCAATCTGAGCTTCTTATATTTAAAAGTCTTAGCGATAGTAAACAGGATAAGGTATGCTTTCTCCTTAATAACAAGGATATCCTGCTTCGTAGCTACGCCAGACTTAATATAATACTGACCAGGATCATCAGTCATTGCATCCTCGGGAATAGGATGATCAATATACTGCTGAGCTAACAAAGCTCCGTACAAGTAGTCAAGTACGTCAGTCTTTGTCTTCTCGATCGTGTAGTAATCATTAGTGGGGAATGTATACAGAGTATCCGGATCATTCTTAATATCAGTGATCCAGTTCTTGATGATTCTGTCACATTCCTTATGGTTCTTAAAGTCCGCAACAAACTTGGGAGAGAGACAGCCCTCAAGGAGAGTCTTCATCTCAAGTGCATCATCAAGAGCTACCTTAACTTCCTCGATAGTCTTCGTATCGATATCGTCAATGGTATAATCCTGCTTGAGCTTCTTGTTGCGAGAATCGAGCTTGCTTCTGATCTCAAGATATCTTTCGATCCACTTCTGAGTCTGGTTAAGATCCTTAAGCTGGTTCTCAACCGCCTCTTCAGAAACATTGTCAATATTTCTTATATTAGGGTCAATACCCTTATCTGCCATCTCCTTAACTCTTCTTGTGATCATAGAGAGTTCTCTCATATCATCGTTGTATTCGACAGCAGCATGATAAGACGCATAGATCTGCTCCATGAGTCTCTTTGCAATACGATCGGCTTCATCATCGTTATCAGCAAGCTTGGTGATTACATCCATAATAGATGTACCAAGTGCTTCACGAACGTCCTCACTATTGCAGTTCTGGAAAGTTACGTCCACAAGTGCCGGTTCTCCATCAGCATTTACGCCAAAGGATTCGAAGTACTGAGCAATTCGGTGGGAATCATCGGTGGTGATATCAACACCAACCATTGTCTTGATTCTTTCGATAGTATGCTCGGGAAGTGTCTTTCCACGAATGTTATGAGCTTCGACGCTTGCATCAATCTTATCGAGTTCAGCGTATTCCTCGCTTACCTTAGAAGATGCAGTTACTCCGGAGAGTGCGTCGGTAGTAATCTTTTCTTTCACAACCCCTTCATCTCCAGCCTTGAGTTCCTGACGCATTTCAGAGATTTCCTCATCAGTGAACTTAGTGGTTTCCTGATCGTTGAATGCTTCCTCCTCAACGGGAGTAGGAATCTGTTCAAGTACAGAGGATCCGTAGACCTTGTTAGGGTTGATATTTACATTAGGGTTATTATTTTCCATGTGTTGTGTTTCTCCTTTAATTATCATTTGCGAATCTGTTGTAAAGATTCAACTGGAGCTCAGTATAGATGCTCGAGAATCCTTCATCTTCGTTAATCAATCCATTAAGGATAAGACCAACGATCTCCTCAGTGTCAGACATAATACTATTCGTAAAGTTCTGAATCTGGGATACAGAGGACTTGGCATCTTCATGCTTGATGATGTAGTCAACGAACTCATCAAAAGTAATAGACGAGCCTTCAATAATATCGATAACATCAGAAATATTATTGAGAACAAGAGAAAGTTTGCTGCTTACACCCTCGATGTGACGGGTGTTAAGATCATCTCTCTCAGACAGTTCTGTAACAATAGTCTTCTGGTTTTCGAGAATGAAGGACTCGATAAAGCATGTAACGTTGTGGGTGTACTGAAGAACGAAGAACTTATACAGAGTCTTAGCGATAAGATCAAGACGGTTCTCAGTTCTATCAATAGTAAAGTTGAACTTTTCAGTAATCATATCGATTACGTGGTTATATGTACCATTGAGCACAAGTGCTTTATCCGACTCATCGATATCGGAAGCATTGAGCTTCTCTTCGAGTTTCTTCAGGTAGTTCTTCTTGGTAGAGTCAGACAGAAGATCTTCCAGCTGACCTTCAAGACATTCCTGAATATATCCAACATCGATATCAGACAATACTTCATCAGACTTGGCTTGGTCAATAGCCTGTTCAATCATATCATCTGTGTGATTCATTTATTGAATTCTCCTTTTCGGGTTTATATTTATAATATTTTTAAGAATATAATAAAACGGGATAAGGCTTATTATTAGCCTTATCCCATATATTTTATTTAGAACCAACCACCTTCACCGTCATCGTCGTAGATCGTTGCTGCATGAGTTCCGAAATCATCGAAACCATTATAGTCATGAGATCCACCACGATCGTTCAGTTCAAAGAAAGCATTGGTAGAAATATTCTTAATACCAGCCACATCTTTCTGACCAGTGAATACGTTTGTTTGATACTCAAGTAGATCATCTTTCGTTTTGATATCACGCTTCTTAGCATGACGCTCAGCAAGTTTCTCGTCATCATAATCCATCATTTCTCTAGCCGTCAAAATGTCAGCCCAGAAAGGATTATTATACATATCCATCTCATCATCGTCGTCAACACTTCTACGTTTATTGTAGTCAGTGATCTTAGAAGCGAATATAGAATCAGCTACAGTGTTAGTTCTTGTCTCTTCACCATCGGTATAATAGAGACCAAATCTAGCACGGTTGTTACCCATTCTCTTGACATACATCGCAATCAGATATGCAAGTACAACGTCATCGTGGGTTCCGCTAGTAGCTTCAATACGAGTAGGTGTCTTGTACTCAAGTGTCTCAATCTCTTCAATCATCTCTCTGCAGCAGATCTTCTCTCTTTCATTTCTGATCATGCCGAACAGAATGTCAAAGTATTTAGGTCTGTTCTCTGCATTGGTGTTGACACCATAGACAATATTATCACGAGACTGAGGTTTGGAGAAACCATTCTTCTTCTTTTCCTTAACAACTGTCTTAGTCGGCTCATAATAGAGAGCATGTTTCATCGTCGAGTTCTTGATGTATTCAATGATCGTATCGATGTTATTCTCCACTACGATTACCGAGTTCGGAATGTATTTGTTAAAGAGAGTATAGATAAATCGGAAGGTTTCTTTATATTGGATTGTAGAAGATTTGAATATTGCACAAAGCTCATCAGTACGAGCATCGATAACCTCAATTACAGTACGGTCGGCTTTATCACCCAATTATCTTCGGTTAGTTCGTAACGCTAACCCGCTTTTGCTGCTCCAGTCTTTCTCTGGAAGTTGAGACTATATTTTCATCCTCTTTCGAGGAGCCTATTCTTTCGAGCCGTCATTAACTTACGTGCTCTACTCTCCGACATGGAGATAGTCGTTGAACTTAGTGTATTTCACTAAGCTGCGAATCTTGCATTGCACCGGCAATAGAGGGATTTCTCCCACTTGTCATCCCTTAACTTATTTCTACTTTCGTTCTCTTTCGAGCATAAGGGCTTTAGCAAATAGTCGCAATTTAAATAGGTTCTAGTTGCACATTGCTGTACAACGACGCCAGTGAAATAACGTCCTTTCGCCGGATCCACACTTATGATGTATTTATCAGTAGAGTGGAGCGGACGATATACATTAAGCTTGTAGTACTTGTTGATAGTAATCGAGTCATTTTCAGATTCGTTTATGCACATAGCTCTGAGCTGTCGCAAATCTTCGGGGTCGAACGGAGAGTTCGAAGAAGCATTGTTCCACTGAAGAAGTATCTCACGACGGATCTTAGACCAGTCAAAGAGCATGTCTTTACACTGTTCCTTGAACCACTTACCAGGATCTTTGTGTCCAAGTTGCATATAGTTATATTCGATATAAATATATCCATTCTTAGAGTTCTTATCCATCCAGGTAGCAATTTCATCAGAATCCATATTGTAAAGATCTTCAGAGAATCTTGCTGCATCTCCACGAATTTCATATGCAAATTTACCCATGTCAGTTGACAAGTCGGAAGGAGTAGTAGTAAGAATCTTACCAATAGGTCTACCCTTAGCAACTGCAACTTCTGCTGCTTTCGACCATGCAGGGGACATCGCCATGTAGATGATTCTGTTGAACTGCAAGAATGCCATCTCGTCGATCCATACCCAAGACACGGTCATACCACGACCTAGCTCATCGGCAGAGATCGGGTTACGAGCAGATGCTTTAACGGTAATTTCGTTATGAAGTGCGTTAGAGAGTTTATTAACGTTTGAAGGACCATCTTTAAATTCACCCTTAGAGGTTTGAACTTTATCATTTCTGAGGTAATCGGGAAGCTCAGCTCTAGCATCTTTAAGACGCTTAAGGTTCAACTGAGAGTCTCCCAACTGCTTGTTCATAAAGAGGAAGTTCGTATACTCAGAAGCAAAGTTAAATACCCAAAGAGCGTATGCAATCACTGCCCAGGTTTTACCATGCTGACGAGGGAGAACCAAGTAGGTCGGAATATTGTTTAGACAACACCAAAGTGCTGCTAAGTTGCCACGATGGAGAGTAAATCTCTGTCCACCAGGGATATACATAACTTCTCTGATAAAGTACCAGAAGTTTCGTCTACACTCCATGATGACTTTCATCTTCATAGCCATAGACAAATTGGGATCTTTAGGATCCACTCCTTGAAGGTCTTCATCGTACAGTTTCAGGAAGAAGTTATAGTTCTTAACACCTTTTCTTCGAAGAATAGATGCCATTGCAATAAAACTTACATTCGTAGTTTCATAGTCAATTATATACTCATCGTATTCCTCATAAGTAGGTCTTTTGAGCATATGAAAACCTCCTTTCTACGAGAATGATAAATTAGCCGACTTCGAGTTCAGATACTTCACTCACATCGGTTGCTACCAATCTATTAGAAAGCTGGTAAGCCTTTTCCTTGAGGGACAGGAGATTTTCGTTTGTGGGATCGTCGCCGATTCTATCCTGGAGGGTTCTGAGGAAGTCCTTCAGTTTAGCAGCAACGAGAAGTTTCTCAGAAAGCGTATATACATTCTGAGTATCAAGCTCAAGCTCGGAGATCTCTGCAAAGATGTCTGCATTGGTCATCTTGGAGTAGTCCTTAACGATCTTGAGGGGATTTTCATGAGTCTGGGGAACAGATTCATCGAGATCGATATTGAGCGACTCAGCCTGATAAGACTCACGGAGAAGTCTACGAGAATCAAAGATATCGTTGACGTCCTTCTCAGGAATAACAGCGATATGCTCAGGCTCTTTCGATACATAGTTCTTAAGACACTCAGATCCAACCTTGGTAGTCAGATACTTAACAAGCGTCTTCCAGTCAGGGTTAGCATACTTTACACAGTACGCAGTATATTTTCTTGCAAGCTTATTGAACTGCTCAAGACAAGCCTTATCAGCCTGCTCGATGTATCCATTAGTGATAATGGACCAGTCTCCACCGGTAGCGAAGATGAACTTCTTGAGAGCAGAGTTCCAATTGTCTGCAAGACCATAGAGACGAAGATTGTCAGAAACTGCATCAGAAGTGCTATCAGTAATGATATCCTTCTTGGTGTTACCGAATACACCGAACCAGCTCATGTAACCGAGGTTATTATGGCTAGTTGTGATAGCCTTATTACGTACATCATAGTAGTGAATAAGGAGCTTCTTATATCTCGTGAAAGTGATATCTGTAAAGATATTTGCATAGAGCTCATGAACCAGCCAAGCTGCAAGCTCTTCTGCAGTAAATCCACAGTTATTATATTTACTGATCACATTGTCAAGATCGATGTCTACATCATATCTATAAATGTAATCGATAGTAAGAATAGAATCGCCGGTTACAGGCATCTCGGGAATAACGATAGCATAGAAAGGATCGTTGCTGTTGTTACGAGAGATATATACATTCTTACATTCAACGGGAGTCATCGTTTTCTGCTCATCTCCGAATGCTGCGTTAAGAAGGTCCTGAAGACGAACAGCACAATCACCAGCTGCATCAGGATTCTTAATGAGCTCTGCGAAGACGTCAGTTATATTAGAAATAAAGGTCTTCATATAAAGCCTCCTTGTGATCAAATTGTTATTATTAGGATGTTCCACAAGTAAAACTAGATGCCCTAATAATAGATACGAAAAATAACCCCATACCCGCAATTGGGTATGGGGTATTTAAACCTACATTAAGTAGAAATTATCCGGAGATTACTTCCCTTACTGAATTACCTCATGCATTCACATAGGAAATCTTGGCATATACTGCGCTCTCCATGCCAGTGCCGGTAGCAGTGGTTACGGAGTCGTCGTCGACAAGATTGTTGACTACATTAATCGTCGCCACAACAGGGTAGTACTCCTTGGTGAGGTAACGAGTGGAGATCATTACAGTGGGAAGGTTGTTCTTCGTGTTGCGGTACTTATTGGATACATAAGTAGCGTACTCATAGTGGTTAACAGTAGAGATGTTATTCTCGATGCTGTTAGGAATGAGGAATACGAAGAGGCGACCTACAGGAACACGCTCAGAGCTGAGGTAGAAGATCTTGTGAACATCGGAAGTTACGGAGAACTCATAGTCGATGCCGATCTCGCCTGCGAACTGCTCGTTTCTCTTGTAGATGTACTCAGTACCAGCAGAAGCTGCGATACGGATGTCAAGAGGGTTACCAACTACGCGGAAGTGGCAGTTGGGGATACGAACCTTGTTCTTAAGGATAATGCAAACCTTCTCGATGAAGGGACCGAACTCTCTGCGGATGAACTCTTCCTTGCCCTGTGCGAAGCTGGAAGTAGGAGTGCAGTTGAAAGTAGTGGTAAGAACAGCACCGTCAGCGAGCTCCTGGTACTTACCAAGAGTAACGATATCCTTAACCTGCTCAACTGCTCTGCCCATGTAGTCAGTGAGGAGAGCCATAGCGTCAACGTTGTAGTACTTGTCGGAAGCATCCTTGAATTCCTCAGACAAGCCATACTCGAAGTGGTCACCAACAGGGATGTTTACAGGAGTATGCTTCGTATCGTAACCAACGGAGAGTGCGTTGTTGTGAGTCTCAGGAGAGAGAACCATCTTGAACTTAACTGCAGTAATATCTGCATGGCTTGCAGTAACAGTTACGAGCTTGCCGTTGGAGAGGTCGAACTGACCCATGATCATGCCGCGCTGAGCAACGCCTTCCTTAGTCCAAGTAACAGTTGCACGGAAAGTACCGTTCTCTGCATCAGGGCTACGGAGAGAGCCGATCTCGAAAGCGACATCAGTGGGATCGCCGGTAATAACAACGCTGTCAAGAGCACTGTCGATACCGAAAGCGTTTGCAGTAGAAACTGCAGGACGATAGTTAGCAGCAGTAGCCTGAACATCTGCACCGGAGCCCTCATAGAGGTTGATGTCAGTGTCATTGATATTGAAGCCCATTACTACAACCTCACGGAGAGTAAGGTTAGCAGCAGCGCCGTCTGCGCCGGGAACGAATGCGTCGATGAACTTAGACTTGTTGCCAGCAAGGTCAACGATGTAAGGAATACGCTCGGTGAGCTTGAAGTTGTCAACCTTAGCAGTTACCTGCTTAACGGCACGAGGAAGGTGAGCAGAGATAAGTGCTCTCTCCTGGATACCGAAGGAGTTCATCATGATAGGGGAAAGGTCAGCAACAGAAGAAACAGCCTCGTTGAGCATCTGTGCGCCGACGTTCTCGTAAAGGGTATTAAGACGAGCCATATCCTCAGCAACGTACTTGTTAGCAGTAGCGTCTGCGCTGAGCTTTACGGACTCGGTGATAAGCTTCATATACTCAGGGGTACGAGTAATCTCGCTTACATTCTTGAAGGGGTCCAAACCTACCTTTTTCATGGCAGTCTGCATCTTGGTAAAATTACCACGGATGGCAGACTCGTTACAAGAGGAAAGACCCAAACTGTCTTCAGTGTAAATTCTCATAGACATATATTTATTCCTCCTATATAGGATATGATATTGTTTATTTTGAGTTATTGAAAATGGTAATTAAAAAACAGCAATTTTTCTTAATATTTAATATTATGTTAAAAATTACACAATTAATTCACTTTAATATTAGGGAAATAATTGATAATAATTTACAAATTTTGTGGTTATTTATCCTCTTTAGGATCTTCTGTGTTGCGAGCTTTGATAAGTTCGTCAATAATCTGCATAGCAATTTTGTATCTTTTCAAGAAAGAAATGTAGGCTACAACGTTTGATTCATAAGTATCGCTAAAAGTATAAAGTGAATAATTGTGAATATCGGTAACCATTTTAGACAGATTATCGTGAACTATCCCAACTACTTGTGCTTCACGATCGTTATTAGGACGGATAACCATTATTGTATTGTTAATAATATCCGTAATTTCAGAAGCTAATTTGGTAAACTTCTGATGCAATGTAGCATTGCAGAGTTTATACTGATTATCGGATATGGAAGTGAGGATTCTAAGACCAGGCGTCTTCTGGGTATCTGCCAGCATTTCATCTTCAGTCATAGAGCCGTCTCCAGCCATTTCTTCATCGGTAAACTCATCGGTATTATCTTCCATACCTTCCGTTTCATCTGCAGGACTGGTAGGATCGTCCTCCATAGGAGGTTCATCACCAGTAGCAGTAGGATCGGCATTATCAGAATCTTCAGTTCCTTCAGCAGGAGCATCAGCACTCATATCGTCTACAGGAGACTCCGCAGCGGGAGTCTCCTCTTCAACGTTCTCGGGCTCATCAGTAGGACTATCGCTGATACCAGCAATGATTGCATCTGACAAACCATATTTGCTATCTTCTGCTTCATTAAGGACTGAGACTTTCTTACGAGTAATAAGGGTAGATGAAAGTAAACTCATAAAATTACAGCTCCTCCCTTAGATCCTGCATCTGCAGCAATTCTAGCTCTTGTATGTTCGAGTCTCTGGTGAAGTGCGGACAACTCAGCCTTAGCCTTATAGTTACCCTTACGATCAGCTTCATCCATCTTAGTCTCGAGACGGTTCATCTGAGCGTTGATCTCAGCAATAGCTTTCGATCTAGCCTTACCTGCAGCATAGGGATCCATTTTAGTAGAAGACTTAAGATATTTAGGAATGAGGTAACATACTGCACCAACAATCGGATTCAATCCAGCAAGAGAGCCAATACCGCCAGCTACTGCTGCACCTACTGCTCTTCTCAATGCTTCATATGCCTTGTTGGCTGCATTACTGGTAAGAGGGAGAGAACGAAGCTTCTCAACAAGGACCATCTTACGAGCATCCTTATTCATCTTCTTCTGTTGTCTCTTTTCCTCTCTATCTTCTCTCTTCCATCTTTCTTTCTCTTCTCTACGTTCTTGCTTCAAACGAAGTTTCTCGGCTTTACGATCATCCTTCGCTCTCTGCTTATCTTCTTTGACTCTCTGTTTAGAATCGTATCTTTCAGATGCTCCTCTACGAGAGTCTTCATATGCATCATTTCTGCGGCGACGTTCGTCCTCATAAGCATCGTTCTTACGACGACGCTCATCTTCGTACTCGTCTTCCTCACGCTTATGACGCATATTCTTTTCATGTTCATAATCATCGTTAATACGACGATTGGTTCTTTCACGTTCATCAGAATAACGATCTCTCTTAGCAGTACGAGCATCTTCGTAATCATCGTCACGAGCTCTCTTTACTGCCTCATACTTATCGTCAGACGCACGCTTCTTTTCCTGATACCGGTCTTCCTCGCGGCGGTTGTCACGTTCATAATCATCATTTTGTCTACGACGATCATCCTCGTACTTATCCTGCTTCTTCTGATGCTTGTCGGCATACTTGTCGTCAGATGCACGCTTCTTATCAGCGTATTTGTCGTCTTCACGACGCTCTCTTACCTGCTTATCGCGTTCATACTTATCATCCTCACGTCTTTCACGAGTTTGTTTGTCTCGTTCATAACGGTCAGTATCTCTGCGACGATCATCTTCATACTTATCGTTCTTACGACGGTTTTCTTCTTCTTCATCACGACGACGATCTGCATACTTGTCATCTGCGGCACGTCTCTTATCAGAGTAACGATCATCTTCACGACGCTCTCTGGTCTGCTTGTCACGTTCGTACTCGTCAGATCTTTCTCTGCGTTCATCCTCATAACGGTCATCAGATGCACGCTTCTTATCTGCATATTTATCGTCTCTTCTTCTGCGATCCTCAGCATAATCATCATCCATCTCTCTAC